CAAACTGGAAGACCGTACAGATTATGAAGCGCAAACCTAAAGTCAAATCTAGCAAAGTCTTACGTCAGGAGTGCCTCAAAGCCATCCAGCGGTTATGCAGACTAGCCGCAGCAGATGATAATGGTAATTGCGCCTGTGTCTCTTGTGGGGTTGTTAAGCATTACTCACAGCTACAGGGAGGTCATTGGTTGGCAAAAGGAAGCTCTAGCTTCTGGGCGCTAAGGATCGAGAATGTACATCCGCAATGCCAAAGCTGCAATATGTGGGGCATGAGGTACGGTTCAGCAGCTCAGCAGTACACTTTGTGGATGGAAGATATGTACGGCAGGGACTTTGTGGATGAGATGATTGCTACTAAGTCCAATCCTATTAAGTTCTACAAAGCAGACTACGAAGAGATGCTGGAAGAGTTTAACGAGCAAATCAAACATCATGAGAATCGTTTAAGATGATTGACGTAACCCTGACTGAAGAAGAGCAGTTGATGTGCCAAGAGAAAGCTCAGGCTAGGTATAAAATCGCTCGTGAGTTAGGGTTGACTCAGTTAAGAATAGATAAATCACCAAGGAATGTGGAACTACTAGGGGTTCAGGGAGAGATGGCCTTTGCAAAACTATTTAACCTTCACAGTCCAATGGTAGAGCATGGCGCAGACGCTGGTTGGGACTATGAAATTAACGGTATTACCATAGATGTTAAGACTGCTTTTAAGCCTAGCCACAGATTGATATTTAGAGAGTTATCAGCATTTAAGGCCAGAGTTGCGGTACTTGTCGTCAAGATAGACGAAGATGTGTTTCGCATAAAAGGTTGGGTAAGTAAGAAAAACTTTGCAAACTGGGCAGAGCCAATGGACGATGATGGGTTTGCGCTACCAAATAATCGACTTCGCAAAATACAAAACCTCTGGCTAAACGCAGCAGTGAAAGGGTTAAAATGACTGAGTTTATTTTTGCAATGTCAGCTCAAGAAATGTCTGAATACCTACATAATGACTTTCATGATCTGCCAGATGACGCTAGAAGGTGTATCGCAACCATGATGGCTATGATTTTAGATCATAACGAGTTCTTGGAAGATCAGGGGCTTACAGAGAAGTTTGAGTTTGAATACGACAACAATGAAGGGGAGTTACATTGAAATCTACAGATTACCAAGTAGCTGGCGACCACTATCAAAAGATGAAAATTCAGCCTATTGAATACATCATGGCTAATCAGTTACCGTTTGCGGAGGGTTGCATTGTGAAGTACGCAACCAGATGGAGAGACAAAGGCGGGATAGATGATCTTAGGAAGATTAAGCAGTTCTGCGACTTCATCATAGAATCAGAGTTAGAAAAGCTGGAGAATGTTAAACTGTAGGATATTTACCAGTGCGGATCATGCAGGCGATGTCATCCGTTCTATTTGACCCGACTTGTGTGGCCCATTTTGAATCCAGAAATTCGTCTGCTGCTCTTACATAGTCTTTATCTGCCATAGCCTGTAGCGCCTTCTTAAAAGTTAAGAGGCGCGTTATCCCAAGGTTAAAACACAGATTTATCAATGCATCCTGCCTAGCCCTACATAGCTCTGGATACCACTTAAAGTTATGTAACAGCTCCTTATCGCAACGGACAATATCATTAGTAAGAAGGTACATCACCTCATCTTCAGTTAAACCTAAAGAATCAAGATTACGCCCCACGCCTATAGTAATGTCCTCAGTTAAGACATCCTCATAAGGCTTGAGGCGCATACCTTCATGCTTGATTAAAAGCCGTTGCAGGTTATTCACGATCGTTTGAATAATCCAGTGGCATTAAAGAGAGTAACAACAGCAGCAACAATATCATGAGCCACAGGCTGTAGCTTATCAAACGACTCATCAATATCATCAGCCTTTTCAAGAGCTGATTTGAGCATGACATCAAACGCAGCAAGTTTTTCCTTGCCAGCGCCATCATCAGGGATAGTCTCTTCTATCAGTTTGACTATCTCTACCACGGTATTCCAGAGCTTCCGTACCCAAGATAGGTAGGTAAGAATGTTCATAGTTTACACTCCACAGTAAGTAAGATTGCTTCAATACCCCAGACATTAGGCACAACCTCAACCCAATGCGGGTTTACTATAACAGGTTTTACACCTACGCTACATCCCGACCTTCTCAGATGTTGATAGTGTAAGCACCCAGTTGACAAGAGCAAGCACCCCAACAGCAACAGAATCCACGGTAGCCTCGTCCACTGGTAACGCATAACCAAATGCCTCTGCTGCCTGAATAGCCGCCCAGAATACCCCTGTGAGGGCCGTAGCGGTGATTTGACGGCTTTTCCACTTAGCTGGGTCTGATACTGCCTTGCCTTTCTGTAGTAGCGTGATAGCCGCTTTTGCCTTCTTAATCATCTTCTACGTCTTCCAATAGATTGTATGAGATAGAGGTTTTGTAGATGTCTAGCAGGCCGATGATGGTGATTTGATTCACACCTAGATCAATATAATGCTCAACCCATTCGCCTAGCTTGTCTAGCGCTTCCTCAGTCAAACGGTCATTCCGAACATCTGGAAACTCAATTGTGGTCATCCTAGATACCTTACGGCTGCGCCGATTGCCGCTGCTACTACTAGCCAGACTATTCGCTCGGCTGATTTACCTTTAATAACGCTTTCGGACAAACGGTCTACCTTTTCGTCCATTGAATCTACCTTTGACTCTATATGTGACTGCCGATTAAACACAGTAACAAGCCTTTCCTCAACACGCGCCAGTGACACGATAGCTTCTTGGAGTGTGTCAATCTTCTTCTCTACTCGGCTTAATCGGTCTTCCATACTACTACCTATAAAGTCAGGTCAGGGACTTTGCGAGAAGCCCTGATTTGGTAAACGTGACGAAGCGCCTCTCCTCCATCACGATGAAAAGTAATCTGTGTCATTACACTAGATGCGGAGTAGCCGTGACCTGAATGGTAAGAGTCTGGAAAAGCCAGCGTCCCGAATGATTCCACGAAAACGCCGTTATCCGTCTCTATCGCGTTCTGATGATGGATATGTCCGACCAACCACTTGCGGTAGTTAGTAGACGACCATTGATCCGGTAACATCCTTGGCAAAATAGCTGCCAGTTTGGGCGCTTTAACTTTATCGCCGTGATGGACCGCAATCAAAGTAGCCCCAAACTGAAGTGTGTGAAAGAATCCGTGAGGGTCTAGGATTGTTACCCTTGGTTCTTTTGCGTAATAGAACTTCAGTATCAGAGCAAGAGCAATGGCTGTATCCGAGTCGTGGTTACCACGCGCCATTATCACGCTGACGTTCTTATGCTTGGATAGCATTTTCTCTATCGCAAATATAAACGTCTGAGCCGCAGTCTCAAGAACCACTTCTATGCGTGTGTCTACATCTAGTCTCGTGCCGCCAAAAGTAGTTCCTGCCGATCCATTGGCGTGTATAAAATCACCCACGTTTACTAACAAGGAATGCTCAGAAGCACTAGATACATCAACCAAATAATCTATAGCGTCAAGATGAGACTTAGCCGCTATCTTAGTATCGTAGTCCTGCTCCTTCGTCTCACGAGAATCAGCCCTCATACCAAAGTGTGCGTCACCTATTACTATGGTAGGCAATAGGTCATCAGCAAACTTCTTAGCCTTTGGCTTGGCCTTTGGCTTGTACTGAGGAAGACCTTTGGTTAGACCGTCAACAAAACCTTGCAGAGCCTTGTCTCGCTCTGCTTCGGTCATTGTCCTCTTGGTCTTTAGCCAAGCCTTATTACCCTCATCATCTTGAGTGTAGATAGACCGACCGATGACTACTTCGCCCTCTGGAACGTGTCTTCTTGCATCCCAATTATCCGAGTACCCCTGCTGAGCTGCGTAGTTTTTTACAGCCTTAACGTGGTCGCGCATAGTAGATGGAGTAATGCCTAAAAGCGCCGCAGCGTTAACAGCAACCTCACCGCAGGCTTCCCAAGCCGCTATTGCTTCACGCTGCCTTGCTGTTTTTGCGTAGTCTACTAAACTCATTAAACAACCCTGACCTTCAGGTTATTTGCAGCCAATGCCGTTATCCTCACAGAGTTTTGTGTAGGCGCATCGAAGTCGTAATCAGTACCCAACACAGCACCTTTGTTCAACACGTTAGCATCGTAGTTAATTGCTACACCGTCTGACGAAGGTACTGTAGAACCCGATGTCATGTTGAAGACTATCGCTAGATCAAGATCGTCACCAAGAGCTATGTGGTTCGGGTCTGTTACTGCGTCTAGTTGAGTCTTGTCCATTTGGTTTATGTAGGTTGTTGTCCCTACGGAGTATTGGTAAACAGTATTTGTGGCTTGTCCTACCACAAACATCTTTGCGCCATTTGTGCTAAAGGCCAATGCCTGCGGACTTGTTTCTTGAGTAGAAACGCCGCGGCTCTGAGAATAAGACGCAGTAGATACGTCAAAACCTGTTGTCAGTGTGTACTGGTATACTGCATCAGACACTTGCCCCACCAAAAACATCTGCGTACCGTCATCATTAAACGCAAGCCCGTGCAGTCCGTTGGCTGAAAGTTGAGCAGATGCATTAAAACCATCTACATAAGATGCGGTTGATACATCAAAGCCAGTAGATAAAGTATATTCAGAAACGACAAGCGTTGTCCTATCAGTAACAAACATCTTAGTTCCGTCAGTGTTGAAAGCAAGTCCAATAGCAGCGCCTCCTTGAGCTGAAACACTAAAGCTATCAACAAACGAAGCTGTTGAAACATCAAATCCAGTAGACAGCGTATATTCGTTTACGTCATCGCCGTCTTGTCCGACAATAAACATTTTAGTTCCATCAGCGTTAAAAGCTAGTCCTCTTGGTATAGTTTCTTGAGCTGCAACAGAAAATGCTTGCGTGTAGC